AACATCAATAATTGGGTACTGAGGGCCAGTAGGGGTTGTTGGTGTAGCAGCAGCACCAATTCCCGCAATAGTTCCTCCAATACCAATAATTCTAATAAGGTCTGGAACAGTTAATTTTGTATCTTTATTAGGCGGAGTAATTGGAGCGTCAGGAGCAATAGGATTTTTAGCTGTAGGCGCATTTGGGTCAGTTACTGTAACTACTGGAATATCAGGTTTTGTAGGTCTTTTATCTTTAATTTCAATAGTTTGAGTTTCAACATTACCACCAGATATTAAAGAATTAACGGCATTAACTATTTCTGGAGATACTTTTTGTGGTCTATTTGCAGTTGTAATAACAGTTGGAATGTCAGTAGAAATTGCTGGAGTGCCTGTAATAGATACAGTATTGTTATCTACAACTGGATTAGTTACAGTAGCAGAAGGAGTAAGTGCATTTAAAGCCCTGTCAATAATTGCATCGTTATAGCCACCAGCAATTAAAGCATCTCGAATTTGAGATGAGGACAATCCTTGTTCTGCTAACTGTGTTGCGTCTGCAATTGCAAATTGTCTTTCAGTAATACCTAACCCATCAAGTGAGCCTCCTTGCAGATAACCACCCAATGCACCACCTGCACCGCCTAGTAAAGCACCTGTAAGTGCGTCACCACCAGCAATACCAGTTGTAGCACCACCAAGAATAGCATTTCCTAATGCTCCAGCAGCTACTTGACTAGCACCTGCGCCAAGTAAAGCACTGCCAAGTAATCCACCTGCGCCACTTGCAGCTAATGCAAGCTGAACAAAAGGCATCCATTGAGATGAGTCAGAACTAGATGCTCCTGTTGTATAGAAAACTGGAGTGCCATTAGGGGCAAACTCTACTCTATAGCCTGTGTTTCCTTTACCTGCATACGTGCCACCAAATGCGTTACTTCCTGATTCGTAGTTATTTACAATTTCTTGACCTGTAACTTTATTCCCAAAAGTTTTTACAACTACATTATTACCTTCTTCATCAACAACTGTTTTTTGTATTTCACCAAACTGGTTAATGTCGGTAATGCCAGCACTTGCCAACATCCTAGCCATGTCAGCAGCGTTAGCTTCAGCAGAACCAAAACCTTGACCAGACCATTGGTCAGTTGTACCTTGCGCTAGGATTTGACCTTTTATGTTAGCTACTATAGGAGCAGTTTTTTCAAGTTGTGCAGCTTGTTGAAATTGAGCAACCTCAGTTGGGTCAATCGTACTACCAAATATTTTTTCCCATTCTTCAATTACTTTTTTAGACTCTGGTGCTCTACCTAATTCTTGTTGGTAAAGTTCAGTAATTGTTGTTGGGGCTGGAGGAGGAGGAGGAGGGGGAGGCGCACCAGTAGCGGATTGATACTGAGCAGCACTTACACCCGCTTCTGCCATCGTTTGATTGATTAGGGCAGGACTAGCATTAGGGTTTTCATTCAACCACCCAAGAATGTCAGCATTGGTAACTGCCATGATTAACCCCTAATCTCTACGTTGGATGTAATTCCAGCACCAATCTTCATTGCTTTCAATTGTGCTTCTGCTTCAAACTCTTGTTGCTTCAATGCAAAGTAAGCCTGTTGTTTCTCACGCTCTAGTTGCAACTTAGCACCCTCTTTCTCACGCAATAATTGCATCTCAAGAGCCGCCTTCTGTTGCGCCATCTCCATGTCAATCTGCATCTGCTGTTGTTGCATCTGCATATCAGCTTGTGCTTTAGCTTGGTTAGCTTGTATCTCAGCCTGTGTTCTAGCCATCAATGCTTGAACTTCTGGAGGCATCTGCTGTTGCTGTGGAGGAGGATTGCTCAACGCTTGGTCTTGCTCTGGCGTAATCGCTTTGTAGAACTCAGCACTATCTTTGAACCCTGCAATCTCAACCATGCGTCCCAATGTGCCACGATACTGAGCAGGTGAAACGTAAGGATTAGCAGGGCCATACTGAGCAATCAACTGCTCTTGTTTAGCAAGAACCATTGACAACATAGCCATCTGCTCTTGACGATTCCCTGCGCCTAAACCCACGTTGATAGACACATCGTATTGGTTAGCCCATGTACGAGGGTCAAACTCTACGAATTCTCCTCTCATACGCACCAAACGAGCCTTGTCTTGGTACTTACAGAGCAAATGTAGGATGCCCTTGAACAATGACTTAACGCCTGTCTCAGCAAAGATTCGAGCCATCAGTTCAATCTTACCTGCGCCAGCTTGTTGCATCGAGGCTACTGCTGCTGCTGTCACGTTCTGTAAAACAGATGGGTCTAGCCCTTGTGAGGCATCAGACACGCCTGTACGCTTAGACTGAATTGTGTCCAAGTACTGAAGCATTGGGAAAGCCTGAGAAGCCACGTTCTGAACAACTAACTGTTGAACAGCATTAGGAGACTTAGCACGAATAACACCACCTGCCGTAGAAGTCAGCAAATCATCAATGTTGACCTGTCCTTCGATGGCAACTACTCTGGCATTGTTTGTCAGATATAAGTTATCCAACATCTGACGAGTGATAGTGGTCTTGATTAACTGTAGGTCAACTGTTCTGTCGGCTAATGAGTTTCCAAAGAACTTGTGCGGAATTGGGATAGGACAGATTGAGTGGAAAGGAACATAGTCCACTTCCTCAACCATTTCCTTACCCTTGGCATCCTCAAGAATCTCGTTAGAAGCGTAGAACACTTGAACCAATGCAGCAATGCCTTTGCCATCTAAGTCAGTCTTGACGTAGCACTCAAAGACTTCAATCTCTTGCATCGCAGGGTCATCTGTCTGCGTTTGGTAAGGTTGCTCACCTGCTGCGTAACGAGCCACACGCTCTGGTGTGTACGCTAAAGCATCACCCATCTGCAAGCCTTCTACTTGCTTCTTGTTAAAGCCCATAGCAACTAAGGTGCTACGAGTTAACATCTGACGATGGGCTACGAAAGGTGAATCAGCAATAGTTCTAGCCTTCTTGCTAATCAAGAACTCCTCTGGGGGTACGTTCTCAATCGTTACTTTGCCTGATTTCTTCTTTTGTTGCACCACAACATTGTGTGTAGCACCCATCACAGGCATACCCATAGGGTCTATAACTGGCTGTCCCATTGGGTCAAATATTGGGAACTCTGTCGTATCTTGCTCGACAATCTCCATAGTCTCATCACTCATCAGCATCGCTAACTCGTCATCAGACAAGTCAAAGTAACGCTCTTTAGTAATGTCTTCTTTGTCTTCCCAATATGCTTTAACAATGCCGTTCTTTTGCATCAAGGCATCTTTGAACCAATCATGCAGAATGGCTACGCCTTCGTTATCCCTGTTGAATACCCAGTTGCAATAATCAGTAGCTTGCTTGGCAGAGGCTTCATCCCTTGGGCCTTGTGGCTCAAAGACTACGATATTGTCTGAGCCTGTAAAGATACGAACTAAGCTAGGCAGCGCACCATCTATCGCTTCTGCCACTTCTCCAGTAACGATTTGAGACTTTCCCTCAACTTCATTACCATAAGGCTGTCGTAGATAAGCCTCCAAAGCCTGTTTGCGTTGTTCAACAGTTTCACTTTCAATAAAGCCAATAGCGTCATCAATCTCTGCCTGTAGTATTGACTTCAGTTCGTTCTGTTCCATGTTTGTCCTTTGGAGGGCGACCCATTCGGGGTTTATCCAATTGTAATGCTTTTACCACATTTTCCAACATTTCAAGACGCTTTTCAAGTTCTTTTACTTTAGGGGCTAAATTTGCACCCTGCATTGATACATACATCAGACAATCCATTTCGGCATTTGGTTAATAGGCTTATCCCAAGTTGAATGTCCTTCATCCAATCCAAGGGCTAAGTAACGGAACGAATCAGAGCCATGACTAGACCAATCGTGCAATGGTCTTTCATAGAATATCTTACGCTTCTCATCGTAGTCTCTGCGGTAGTTTCTCAGGCAGTTTAGTCCTATCTGCACCTTTGGTACGTTAAACCAGCACCTTGGCAACAACCTTCTTACCGCTTGGATGCCATCGTCTAGTCCCATTCTGGGAGCAATCTTGACCTCTAGCCCTGATTCCTCAAGCATCTCAAGTCGGCTTTTACCTGTGCCTAACTCTCTGACCCTAACGTCATGGGGCAATATGTGCTGTGCTTTTAGGTAGTCATTGTCTTTAATCCACTTCACATAGTGGTCTAGTCCTACTCCGTGATTCTCATAGTAGTCCAATAATCTGACCTCAGAGCCTACCAACTGAGCCACCCAGATAGACGTAGAGTCACCCATACCCAAGTCCCAAGCAGTAAAAGTCCTACTCAGTTCCTCTCTGGGTATCTCTTGCATATGCTTTTTTTCTTCTAGTTCATTGAGGATTTGTCCAAAGTAAGAGCCTTCTACAGCAGCGTCAAAGCTACACTCAAACTCTTGGCGGTACTTATCCTCACCCATCTCATGCTTGGCAGCGTTAAGTTCATCTTGATTAACTACGCCAGTTTCTGAGGCTTTGAACTCAAGCAATCCCCATCCATCGTCAGTTTTAGCCCTGTCTCGCAGTTCTTTAAAATGGTTGTGTCCCTTTGGCGTACCGATAAAAAGACACCAGCCCTGTCTGTCAACCAAACTTGGTCTACACACATCTGTCCATATCTTAGGGTTCTGGTCACCAATCTCATCGAGAATGACCCCATCGAAATATTGTCCACGGAGAGTTTCTGGGTTGTCTGACCCGTACAACTGGATTCGCCTACCCCAGAAGTCCACCCTTAGTTCTGAGATATTGCTAGTGCCACCTAACGGCTCTGCATACTTCACAAGGTAGTCCCATGCCACCCTCTTAGCTTGTCCGTAGGTAGGGGCTATGTAGGCGTATCTAGGGGCTTCCTTTTGGTTGAGCAGAGCATCCTTGATTAAGTGGTTAATCGCAGATACTGTCTTACCCATGCGCCTATGAGCAACAACAACGCCAAAACGCTTACTGTCCATCAGTTCATGGATAGCAAGTTGTTGTTCTCTTGGTTTGTAGGCTATCTCTATTACTTCTGCCATTGGACGCTTATCTGAATGTCTTTACCTTCTTCTCCAGTTACTTGGAGTGGTAAAACCCTACCGATTAGTCCCATGAAAGCCTGTGGGTGTGTCTCTGCCTTCTCTACAAGATAAGCAACGCCACCTGCGCCCTCTAGTGCCTCAAGTATCATCTCTCTAAGAACAGCATTGCCCTTATCAAGACTTCCCTTCGGTCTTCCTGCGCCTTCTCGTGCGCCACCACGATATGAAATGTTTGATTGTTTTTCAATCATTTTGTTTGACTCCTCTAGGGTTGGTCAAGGTTAAGTTAGTAATTACTGACCTAGTAATCCACTTTGAACTAAGTTTCCTCTTTCATCCAAGTTTATCAGGCTATTGATAGGAACATCTAACCCATAAGGATTAAGATTTTTATCTTGAAACTCAAATGGGAAATACTTTCTCCGTTCTTCTGGAGTTAAGTCCTTACGAGTTTGAGTAAGTCTTGCTTCTGCCTCACCCATCAAAGCACGATAACCTTGATATGGGTCTAAGTTAGCTAACCCTCTTAAAGATTCTGCTTCTTTTATGTAGTTGCTTAAAATTGGTGATTGTTCTAGTAGTTGAAACTGAACGGCATCTTGTAAATCGACACCAAATGGATTGTCTTCTGACTTTTCACCAAGTTGTGCTTTGTACTTGTCAAAAGCATCATCAACAAACTTTTTAAACTCAGGCTCTTGTTGTGCCTTTGCTATGTACATTCTGGCTTCATCAGAAGCAGCATCTCGCTGATTGATAATTTTTCGTTCAATATCTTTTAAGTTATATTTTGATTGAGCAATTAACTGAGACATAGTGTCAACATTGCCACCAACAGCAAAACCTTCTTTTTCTTGAATAGCGTGTTGCATCTCATGCAATGCAGTTGACCTTGGGTCTTGTTTTAAACCTTCTTTAGTTACTTCCAAAGCATTGTATTTAGGAATAAAAGCACCAAGAAAGTCAGGCTTTACTGTTCCTTGCATAACTCTTACTTCTTCAAGTTCTGGATATGCCCTGTAAAGCTCTGGATGCTCAATAGCCAGTTTTGCAGGTGAGCCAGTAAATGCTTGGTTATATGTGTAAGTATCTACTAACTCTTTGTTTGCCTTGTTTTCTTCTCTCAAAGCCTTTTGAGCCTTGTTCAACTCTTTAGGAAACAAATCAGGATATTCTTTAGATTCTTTAATCTTTTGCTTGTTTTTGGAAATATTCTGTTTGAGCAATGCAGCTTTATCAAGCATCTCTGGTGCGGTAACAAACTTAGCTTCCGCATCGTTAATTTCTTGTCTCCATTGACCATCTGGGCCACGCACAGTTCCTGTTTCTTTCCAGATTTCCTGTGGAGATGCGCCTTTTTTCTCTAGCTTAGTAGCAGTAAAAGCCATTGCTTTGTCAAATGCCTTAGAACCAGCACCCACAAACATACCGACTTCAGCCATGCCAAGCAAACCGCTTTGGGTCATTTGAGTTAGTTCTGACAATGCTTTTTTGTCAGTAACCTTAAATGGTTGTTTTGGGTCACCAAATGACTTATCGAACAAATCTTGAAAACGCTTATCAGACTGCTGAATGTTGAGCAGTCCTTGTTGGATTGCCCTACCTGTACCCTGCAATTGCTGAGTACGTCTAGGGTCTTGCATCCATCCTAATGCGCTATCAAGCAAGCTAGGCATTATTTCATCCTACCCATTTTCTTAGCAGCTTCAGCCATAGCAATAGCAATCGCTTGGTCACGGCTCTTTACAACTTTACCGCCTTTGCCAGAGTGCAGAGTACCTTCTTTGTACTCACCCATCACCTTGCCAACTTTCTTCTGACCAGCTTTTGTCATTTTCATGTTAGTCACCATTTAACTTTGTTAGCCCAATACGCTGCACTCATCTTACCCTTGGCAATATTCTCTGCGTGACGAGCCTTAAACGCTTCGTTACGCTTCGTGCCATCAGGTGAGCCTTTAGCCCCTTGTTGACCAAAGCGGATTAGCTTTACATCCTCACCAGACTTAGCTAAAACAGCATGAGACTTGGTTGGATGGCTAGGAGTAGCTTTGGGCTTGTTATAGCCAGAAAACTGCTCTGAGCCTCGCTTAATCATTTCTTCTTAGCAGTCTTAGCTGCTTGTTTAAAAGCATCAGCAGTAGGCGCACCCTTGCTACCTACTTTACGCATACGCTCTGGAGTTTTACCAGCAGCCTTTTGTGATTCGATGCGCTTCTTCTTCGCAGCGATATTTGCGTACAAGCCCATCATTTTTTAGGCTTCTTTGCTTTGTTCTTTGCAGTACGCTCACCACGCTCAGGCATGGGCTTAGTCTTCTTCTGCATAAGTTTCTGCATCATTTCCATCGCTTGTTGGTTTGTCGTTCCCATCATATTCATCCTCGGTTATTGGCCCACCACTAATCCATGCCTCACAAGTCCTCTTGGAAGCACACTTAAAATCAAACACTTCGCAATAGCCTAAGTCGCCAGCATCAATGACTTCCCAAGCATCCATCTCTGTGCCGTTCATCTCAAGACCAGATTCAATGCAAGCAAGCATCTTAGGGGTTTGAATGAAAGCAGCGCAGTTACCACAACGAGACTTTTTAGCCTGTGCAGGTGAGATTCTCCAAGCCTTTGAAATGTCACGCCAGTAATCAGCGTTTGGCTCATTGGGATTCATCGGGCCATAGTTTGCCTTGTCGATAGCCTTTTGGCGACACTCAAGATTGACTTCTACGTCACCTGTGGCAACTGGACACGCTTCGCCTTTTTTCTCTTGGCTTTGTATCTCAATCTCAATTTTTACGGATGGCTCAAGTAAACCAGACATGGTTATCCCTATGGAGTTTATTTATTATCTCATAAAAAAAAAGAGGGAACAAGTCCCTCTAAAGTCTCAATGGCAACTGAGTGCGTCCATTGTGCGCTATCTAAAAAGATTTGCAAGCGTTAAATTTAAAACATCCATCTCGTCTAGCTTCATAACCTTCCAAATCCTAGCCTGTCCGTGTATGCCGTTAAAGCTACCCTGATGGCAATCTTTACATAAAGGAATACATAAGTATTGGTTATGCTGAACAATGTGATGTGCATCGCTTGGGCCAGAAGCGTTACAGACCCCACAAGGCATTTCTTTAATCTTTGCCAAGTGGAGTCGTTCCCTGTTATTGGGTCTGTTATTCATGTGACTTCTATGATTACAGGGTTTAGCAGCAGACGAGCATATTCCAATGCTCTCTTTTCTGCGTCATCACCAAGCACACATTTTTGACAACGCCACTCAAACTCATACCATTTTTTACTTTCAACAATCCACATCCCATCAACATCTTGTCTAATTCTTACTCTCATATTTTCCTTTCAATGCAAGACTTCATGCTTCTCTTACATAAACAGCAAAACTAGCAGCAGTATCACCAAATGGTAATTGCTCTATTTTTTGAGCAATACGCTCTCGCTCTTGTTTAGCAACTAGCTTGGCAAAGGCTTCAAGCCTATTTACAAAACCTTCAGTTGCATCAAGTCCCTGATATGTTGCGCCAATGCCATACATAGAAACTTCTGATTTCAATGCCATGCTTTTAATGTCTTCTCTAGTCATATCAACCTTCGTAAGCAGCTATCTTAGCTTCGTCTGCTTGTTCCAAGATGTGCTTTGAAAGACGCATACAGCCTTCAATCTCTAATTCCTTAAACTGCTGGTCAGTAAAGATGCCCATGACGTTACGTCCTTCAAACCAGACTTCATCAATGTTCTCGTTGTAAGTGCCTTCTTCGTCACGCTCGTATTCCATCACGACAGTAACGATTACAGAGCCTTCACCAGTTGTTGTGTCAAATTCGTATTTCATTTTGTAGTCCTTAAAAGTACCCTTGCGAATTGCTTGGGCTGACGTAATTCTATCAACATTTTGTTGAATTCTACAAATAATTTTATTCTGTTGTTTTTACACCAAGACGCTCACTAGCTTGCTCACTTCTCCAAATGTCAGCTTTCATCTGGGCAGCAGTCAACATCCACTTTAAGGTTTCTTCTTTCTCAATGGCAATCATTAGACCTTTGAGCAAGTCAGCATACTCAATGTGAGCATAGGCTTCACGCTCTTGAGCCACAGCAGAATCTATCCCTCTGGCTAACGCATCCTTCATCAGTAGAGCCTTCTTGGTTTTGCGAAACTCCTCAAGGTAGATTCTTTGTGCTTTAGCCTCTGCAAACTTTGGTGCGTTTTCAATGATGTATTCGATGGCTTTGTAAGGTGCTTTCACTTGACTACTCCAATCATCCGTAGAGCCGCTTCTGGGCAATCTATTCTTGCCAAGGTACTTCCAGACCAATTCTCGAAAAAGTCGGCTTGTAGCTTCGTTAAACGCTTTCTAGGCCCTGATTTGACCTCCACGCAGAAGGTATGCCCCTTGTAGCCAACCAAAAGGTCAACTGGTAGTCCAATAATCCAGACGTATGCCCCTGCTGCCCTCAGTGCGCTTACGATGGCTTCTTGTGTTGCATCAACTCTTGCTGCTCTCCTCATTTCGTAACCTCGTCATTCTGTCCCTCAAAAGCAAAGTATCTGACTTTCCTCTGATTCGTTCCAAGTCCACGCACACACCCTGCCACCATAGCAACGCTTTGCTTGAGCCAATCGTCAATTTCTTTTGGTTGAACCTGCGTATCCACTCTTGGGCTTCGCAGTTTCTGAAGTGTTCCAATTCTTCGTTTGTCATTTGTAGGCCATTCAAAGTTCATGCTTTTCTCACTTGCTTGGCAAACTGTCTGAAACTTTCGGGCATTGGCGCAGCTTTCAAAGCATCAGCTTTAATCTTTTCTAAAGCAGGGTCAGGCTCATTTGATGGTGCAACTGTGAGCCTCACTCTGTCGGCAGGGTTTGATTTAACAGCAACCCAATCAGATTTAAATGTTTGCCAGTTACGAACAACAATTTCGTTTAAAGCGTTATCCAGAGTCCAACCTGCAATTTTTGCTTGCTCTCGAATTGACTTCATTACTCTTTCAGTAATCTGAGCCTTTCGTGCTTTTCTCTGTTTGACAAAAGAATCCCAAACTTCAATTGAAACGCCTTCTGGCGTATCTGTCTCTTTCTCTGTCTCTCCCTCTCCCTCTCCCTCTGTCTCTGGGATAGCACTTTGCTTGCGTTCTGCTAGCACTCCGCTAACAAGTATGAAAAAGTCGTTATCAATCAATGGCTTGAGTCCATCTTGATATTCTTTTTTGGTAATGTGCAAACGAAAGACTAGCTCATCTAGTGAGCCATCAAAAACACCATCTTTTGATTCACTTGCAAGCAACCAGAGCATAGGTGCTATCGCTTTGCTAGCAATAGGCAAGCGCATATATGCCCTGTCGTTTAACAGGTCACGATGTAGTTTTATCCACGGAGGGCATCTGTCTTTGTAATGTTGAAAGACTGCCCAATTCTTAGGCTGTAATAGCATAATTTTTTCCACTTTATAAGCCACTTAAAAGCAAAGAAACTGCGGCAGGGGAAAAAGTGGGAACCCTTTTCGGCAGGATAATTACTCCCTGCCTAGCCGTTGTTTCAAAACATTGTATCAAATAAATTGATTGTTGGTAATTTCATTTGTAGCTGGTCTGCCAAGCAAGCGTCTGGCCTGTGAGTTCATCACCGCATATTCTGCCTTGGTAAAGATACCTTGAGCGTTCCTGATGTCGAAAGGATTTAGCTTGTTCAAAGGCGCATCGTTGGCTGCCTCTGTAGCCACAATCATGTGTTCAGCTAGGGTATATCTCATTATCCAGCAGCGTCCACTCTTAATCTTTTCAGTCGTAAGTTGCTTCTTATGATGTAGCTTTTTGCAAGCAGCCACGATAGATGTGCGGGGTATGCCAGTTAAGTTCTCCATGTCGTAAGACGTAAGAGAGCCGTTTTGGAGACATTTGATGATTGCTTCTTGGGTCATTCTGTAACTTCTTCTTTCTTTAATGGAATAGCTGGGCCTCTGCGGATATTGCAACCCTTGCAAGTTGGCTCAACTTCTAGTGGTTTGTTGTAGTCTCTGTGTTCATAGCATTGAGCAGGTTTCCCACAATCTACACAAATTAGTGTAGCTACAGGCACAAGAATACCATTTCTAACCGCCTTGTTAACTGCTGCTGCAGCTTGTGCTTGTCCATTTTTTCTAGGTCTTAAATTAGAACATATCCAACAAAACCTAGCACTTGGCTCTCTGCCAGTAATTTCTTGATTGCAATCAGCGCACAATTTACTCATTTCTTAATCCTTTTGTTTAAGAAAAGTTTTGGATAAGCTAATTTGATTGATGCTGGTATCCCCCTATATATCCAGTTATGTACCCTCTGTGCAGAGGAGAAACCTAGCTTCTTAGATAGGATTGTTGGCCCACCAAGCAAGGTAATTAGTTCTTTGTCGGTTAGTTTGTTCATAGTTGCATCTTAACAACGATTTGCTAAATTTTCAACACTTTGTGAAAATAATTTAAACATTTCGTTGATTTGCATTATACTAACACCAGCCCATAACAAAACGTAAGTGGGTAATTAAGGAAAAAAACATGACACGCTTTACAGAAAAAACCATTCGCACCAATGGCAAATGGGTAAAAATCACTAGAGACAATAAAGAGCGTACTTTTACCTTTGCAATAGGTTATCAAGGTGAATTTACTGCTTATCAAATTGAGGGAACTTTGTCTTTTAAGTGGGTTGCAAACTGGAATGAAGCAACAGAACGTGCAATGCGTTTAGCAACAAATTAAGGAGAACCAAATGAAAAGTAAGATTATTCAGACGCTAGTTGAGTATGTGTTAGCCATCGTTATCTTTGGCGGTATTGGCGTACTCTTAGCATGGAGGGGATGAGATGAACACAGAACAATTAAGACGCAAAGCAAGAGAACTTTATAACAACAAAGAAGTTCCACAAGAAGTTAACCAGTACAACCAACGCAAGTGGATTAGGTCAGTCTTGAAGTTAGGAGATAAATGGTTGTTGGCTAAGAATGTAGGAAGAATCCAATGATTACAAGACAAGACGCAATCAATGATTTATCGCATGGTGACTACTGCTGTTACTGTACTGAGCCTAAAACATCTGGCTCATGCTGCGGAGAAAATCACTTCGTACCTTTCGAGGATTTATACGATGATGACAAAGAAGAAATGATTGAAGAATATTTAAGTAAAGGAAAATAAAATGGTACACAAGAAGTTAATGCAAGCACGAGTGGAATTACAAGCAATGCCACTCAAGAAGTCTGGTCACAACAAGTTTGCTGGCTACAACTACTTTGAGTTAGGAGACTTTCTCCCTCAAGTAAACTCAATCTTTAATCGCCTTGGTTTGTGCAGCGTAGTGTCGTTTGACGCTGAATATGCAAGCCTGACAATCACAGACGTAGATGATGGAACTTGTATTGTGATTACAAGCCCAATGGTTGAGGCAAACATGAAAGGCGCATCACCCATTCAGTCCCTTGGCGGTTGCCAGACGTATCAACGGAGATATTTATATTTATGCGCTACTGACCTCGTAGAGGGGGACAGCTTTGATGCTTCCGCACCAATCAAGGAAGAAAAGATAATCATCACGCCTACTCAGGGTGCAATGGATACCATCCCAGAGGATGAGCAGAATTATCTCAAAGAGTTAGCAATGGAGTTAATTGCTCTCTGTGAGAAAGAAGAACCTAAGAGTGCTTGGGTAAAGTTGGAAGCAGAGAACTTAGACAGCGAACAGAAAGTTGCTCTATGGACATTGCTTCCTAGTAAAGTAAGAAGTGCGTTAAAGAACGCTAAAGGATAAATATGGAATATGATAACAACAACAGAGGCTCACTCTTTAAGAATGACCGCAAAGACGATGCCAAGTTTCCTGATTACAAAGGCAGCTTAAATGTAGATGGCGTAGAATATTGGCTATCTGCTTGGCTAAAGGTCAGCAAGGATGGGGCTAAGTTTATGTCCTTGTCTATCAAGAATAAGAACGCTGACGCTTCATTGCAGCCTAAGAAAAAGGTTGTATATGAGGATGACGCACCCTTTTAAGTTTTGGGGGAACGCTGTGCAAAGGTCTTTTTTGGCTTGCGGACGAGCAGTTAGTACCCCACCTTTTAGGAGACTTAAATGAAAAAATGTTCTAGCTGCCAAAAAGAAAAACCATTTGATTTTTTCCACAAAGATAAAACTAGATTGTTTGGTTATTCCAATTATTGCAAATTGTGCAAAAAAGAAAAGGATGCAAAAAGTTATTCGTATTCAGAACAAGAAAAAAATAGAAAAGATGAATGGAGACTTAAATTTCCAGAAAGAAAAAATGCTCAAGGAAAAGTCTATACAGCAGTTAAATCTGGAAGATTAGTAAGACTACCCTGTTTTGTATGTGGAGATAATGCAGAAGCACATCATCCAGACTATTCAAGACCACTTGATGTAGTTTGGTTATGTTCACCACACCATCGTCAGGCTCATGCAATTGTCTAATCAGATGAGAAATCAGTATGCAACCCATACTGACTTCCGTGATTTCCAAGGTTTGATTCCCGAAAATACGCATTTCTTGCCTAGCAATATAGACATGATTTGCGAGAGAAAGGGACACTTCCTAATCGGAGAGTGGAAGAAACCTAACGAGAACATGGCTACTGGTCAGCAATTGCTACTCAAGGCTTTTGCTCAAGTTCCTAAATTTACTGTGTTAGTCATCATTGGTAACACAGACAACGAACAAACAGAAGTTGGAGATGTGTTCCAAGTTGTTCTAGGTAAGTGCGTAAAAATAGGCGAGGGTCTTGATTACTTAAAAGACTTTTATGTTATGTGGTACGAATTTGCAAACTCGAAAGGATAGTTATGTCATACGCAAATATAGAGATGAAAATCATACAATGGTCAGAAGCTAGGAAAATTATTCCTAACAGCACACCAGAAGTTCAGCTTCTAAAAGCAATGTCAGAGATGGGAGAACTAGCAGATGCCACGATTAAACATGACAAAGAAGCTGTTATTGACGCTGTTGGTGATGTCATGGTCTGCCTTATTAACTACTGCGCTTTACAAGATATTCAGCTAGTAGATTGCATGGAAGTTGCCTATGACCAGATTAAGAATCGCAAGGGAATTCTTTTACCGAATGGAGTTTTCCAGAAAGACACTACTTAGCCAATAAGTACAAACCCACGTTTGAAAAGGCGTACCCTGCGTAAACGACAGCCATGCTTGGGTTGCCTTTGAACAGTTGTTCAGCAGCGATATAGGCGTAGATAGCACCTGTCAGAATGATGAGCCATGCACTCAAAATGCACCTACATCAATTACTTCGCCCCTAAATTGAATTTGGTTTTCGTCAAACTTCTGGACTAACTCAGGTGTCAATAACTGTCCATTAAAGAAGTTAAGAACTGCAAAGCCTGACCTGTGATTGCTAGGGTTTATCTCAGCATAGGTAAATTGTGGGCCATCAGTCTCAGCAAGCGTCCCTGTATCTACTCCGTATCTACATCCGTTGTAGTCAGAAAATGGAGTGACTTTTAAAGAGTGCAAGTGTCCAGTAACTATTGAAACACCAGCGTTAACTGTATTGTTGTGAGTAGCGTGAACACCGCCTTTATATCGGTGCTTGATAATACATTGCTCGGTAGGCCACACCGCCCAACAGAAGTCCCAATCTGGGATATGGTCTGTCAACTTAAACCCGACAACATCTTTAAATTGTGGTGCATGTTGCGCTAAACGATTGCCAAACCTAATGTCATGGTTTCCCCATGTAAACACTAGCTTTACATTGTGCCTCGCTGCTTTAGCTACTTCTTCAATCTCACCCAATGCACCCTGACAGGCTTTTAGTTCTTGAATGACAGAAGTCTGTGGTTGGTCAGTTACATCATGCCTTGAGATAGAAGCACCATCAAACGCATCTCCGTTACATATGACAACCTTTGGGGAAAACTCTTGGATAGCCCATAGAAGCCCTTTAAAGGCTGTTGTACGCTGTGCAGGGATAAAGTGGGCATCTGAGAACACAATAACTGTTCCGTCCAGCATGCCTAGTTCTATCTGTTTAAGTGGACTAAATGACTTGGGTCTGTTTTTATCGTATTTAACACCACGATGGTCACTTGCATTAAGTACCATGTTGTAGAACTTTTCGATATTTCTTCTACGCAAATGAACTGCTCTGGTTGCAATGCCAAGGTGTTCAGCTATTTTTGCAGCAGACTGAAGTTGACCCCATAACTGTATAAACTCAGTATCTGTGCAAGTCTGGTTATGTGAACCCATTGGAATCCTTAGAGAGTAAGTTTTCTAGCAAGTTAATAACCCTATGCTCTTGCATCTCTATTTCCTCATCAGAGGATTTAGGGTCTGTGGCTACACACATTAAGTCATGCAAGAAAACATGAAGCAACTCATGTAATGCAGTCTTGTCTAGGCTCTCTGGTGAAATTCGTTCAGCACCAAAATCACCAAGTCGATAGGTAGCCAATCTAGCTGTCTGGTTAAACTCCACAGATGCCATTGCTGCTTTAGCTGGTTTCTGTCCTTTTTCAATTCTCCAATCACCCAAACTCAGCACTTGTTGCCACTTTTTGACACTTTGTGCAAACAGTTCTGCTTGTTCTGGCGTAGGAATGTTAGGCATTTCAACACCTTATACAAGATTTATGACAATTTAATTTAAGATAAGAACAAAGCCACTTCTGCTTTGCGTCTTTTGACAAGACCTGAGACTTCCTTACCACCTGCTTTAGTCCACGACATAAAGGCTTCAGCAGCCCCATCCCAATCACCACGATTGACCTTCATGCGAATGGTTGACCTTTGGTAATTCCCTAAACCTGCGTTGTACGCAAAAGAGACAACAGCGTCGAATTTGCTTTGATGACTAGCAAGAGTAGGAGAAAGTCGAAGAACACCACGTTCAAAAGTATCGATGTCAACCTTGAACAGATTGACCAGTTCATCTTTAGACCAGACACGATTGTCTTCCCCTTTTAGTTGGTAATCAGACCTGATAAGCCCTGTGTAGCCCTCTTTACGGACGTTTGGTAGGCTTAATTGGTCTGCATACATAGCGTGACCCCACCCAACAGTCCAAATTGCAGCAGAACACCGATAAGGCTTGTTTCTGTAGCCTTCAAAGAAGTGCATCAGATGTTCGCCTTTTTCGCTGACTTTCATTTCTTAGCCCATGAACGTGAGCCAAACCAAAAACCAATAATTCCTCCAAGCATTGCCATTTCATCGCTAGAGAAAATAACGTCAGTAACTCGGATTAAATCATCCATGTTGTTGACTAAACTAGGACGAGAGTAAACGTAGTAAGCAATCCATGCGTTGATTGCACAAAGTTCAAAGATAAAGATGTAAGTCACGATAGGTCTTACAGTACCGACAAAGTTCACTACCCAAGTGCTTGCTCTTTCCATGATTTTCTCATCATGCTTTAAAGCAGCTTCTGTCATCTGGGCATCTGTCTGCATGGCAATCTGGTCTGTGCGAATCTCCTCCATGCGCTCTTGAGCCTTAAACCCTTGAGCCATCATCTGTAATTGAAGTTCTACTTGAACCCTAGCTAAAGCTAACTCATGCCTTTGGTCATCTTTGTTCTGAAAGAAGTCTAGGAGTTTTGGTAAGCCAGAAATTAGCAAACCACCAAGTGTAGAAAATAGAGATAACATTATCCGAGTCCTATAAGTGAAAGTAATTTATCCATGATTTTGTTTGACAAAGAGTCTGGTAGGAACTGTAAAAACCCTAGCACATACCACGCCACCGCCCCACGAATCCACCATTTGAGCAGTTCATCAAAGGTTTTTTGATACTCATTCATCGCCCACATCTGCGAGTTGTATCGCAGAATTCTTTTAATTCAATCAGACCTATAACAATCAGAAACAGCACAAAGATAACACCACCAACAGCTACACCAATCTCAAAGTCTCGCTGCTCTTTTTCTTTGCGCCTCTTTTCTTCTAACTTTTCATCCCTTGCAGCTATGGCATCATCCCTGTCCATCTCTGCTGCTCTAGCCTTGATTTTATTCCATACGTCCACGTTGCCTGTCTGCATATAGAGCATTTGAAGCTGGGATTCCAACTTAGCCGTATTCATCAAAGCATTTTCTATTTGCATTGCTATGGCGAAGTTACTCTTGTTGCCTGACCGCTTGGCTTGAACCATCGCCTTTGTAGCTTGGCTCTTGGCATCAAAGAGTCGCCCAACCATTACTCCAAGACCACCTAAATCCTTGGCAACGGCTTGCGCTTTCTTTACAAGATTGATGGCATTTTGTAAGCCATCCAATGCGTCTTCGGGGCTAAGTATCATTTTTTCTCAACCTTTTGCCACTCAAGACACACTACCTTTCGGTTGTAAACATCACCTGTCCATGCCCATCTGACACAACGATATTCAGTTTTTTCTTTACTAGATGCCACCAATGTAAAAAGCATTGAAAGCATCAGAAGCCATTTCACGTCATAGCCCAAACGATGATGTAAAAACACCAGACCACAGTAATGCAAAAAAGGACTGCGGTAGTAAAAGCCACAGCCCAATCGTTCATTTTTTAATCCAAGTCTGCCAAACAGCACCAGCAGCCATGATTAACGCACCCACCCACAGAATAGGCTTGGCTGCTGAAGCAACCCACCCCAAGACCTTAAAAGCCCCATCAAGAGCCTTTATAGCCTCTACCAGACCTTTAGTGTTCTGGTCTATGCTATCCACCTTAGATTCGACTTCAACGAGTCTGTCGTAGATTTGCTTATGGGTGACTTCGTTTTCCATAACTCACTCCGTTGGTGCGTCTTTAGGAACTTGCGCTTCAGCCTGTTCTTTAATCTTTACGATAAGAGGCCAAACTCCGCTAGACGATGGGAGGTTTCCCAATGTCTGCAAAACAAAGTTGATTTCGTTAATGTCTAACTCTAGCT